GTTCTTTGCATACTTCTCTCATGTGGGGCGTGTTATCGCGTCTCACGATCTGCAATCCCTTGATATCTATATAGTCCATATTCATCGAACCATCTTTCCCCTTTGTCCATAGTTTAGCGGCATAGCGCTTTTTACTATATAAGAACATAGGGTAATAGACCTTCTCAAGTTCAAGATTATTTGGAGCCTTGAAAAGTTTGGTGCATTCTTCTGCGGCTCTCTCACCCACTTCCCAACTATATTCTACGGCTTCTACACCTTTACGATCACCCACATCAAACTCAACCATGACAGAGTCCGTGTCCCCATACCTTACCTTTGAACCCGGGAAGTGCTTTTCCACGTACTCCTTTGTTTGGTCAATCATATTTCTTCCTTTCATGGTAACTGAAGATGCTATAGGGACACACGGAAGGATACCTCTCCCCGCTCCAGTGAAACCGTAGACTGAATTCATGGTTATTTTATATGCCAATTGTTTACCATTATACATGGATTTTAAAGTACCCGTCGCAGATGCCATATCTTTCTTAGCTTGTTTTCTGAATTGCTTTAATTCAAGTAAAATACTGGGTAAAAGAGATGGTACACCTTGTGCAAATTTATACGGGCCAAACGTTTCGTAAGTGATACCAGGGATATTTCCGTATTTTGGGTCCATTACGAGAGTGCTATAACATAAATTATGAGCCATCATGATCGACGGATACAGACCCTCGAAATCGAGGGCAGTGATCGGACGGTAATATGCACCTTTTTGTGCGTCGAGAACCGTCGCACCTTCATATTGTTCTTGTCCTTGTCCATATGGAAGCGTGGGTACCATATAACCCATTTCTCTCGCCTTTTTAGTTAGCTGACTGTAGACTTTTATTTGCTGTCCCCTCTCTACGAGATAACATAGAGGCGTCCACGTCGCTTTAGCCATTTCTAGTAAATTAATCAATGTACATAATTTAGAGAGTAGTTTATGTGGTAATAGTGTATCTTTTATACAATATTCTGCGACTTCTCGTAATTTTACAGGATCTTCTTCAACAAATCTTGCAAACATTTCTTTGGCAGGCATATCAATTTTTTGATCGCCTAAATATTCTTTAGATACGGAATCTAACTTATAGCTATCCAATTTATACCCCTTTTTTACTTCCTGAAATAAATCAAAAATAAATCGCCCAGGCATTGGTATGAGTTTGAGGTCATTTGCACCGAGCGCACTCGATGAAAGTTTTTTATACAGAATATCACATGGGTGATCTTTAAATTTTCCCATTTCAAAAAAGGATGGTTTACATTTGGTTATGATACCTCTTTTGTATATATATTCCCAATCAAAACCAAACAGGTTCCACCCAGTGATTATATCTACATCCTTTTCTGATAGATATTTCGTAAAGGCTTCGAGCATTTCACTTTCTGTATTATAACTAATTATGTTACATCCATCTAGATTGGGGTCTGTTTGTTTGTAGCATAGACAAGTTTTATCATACGGTTCATCGGAACCGAATGTACAGAGAGAGATTGCAATTTGAAAACAACAATCATCTTTAATGTCTGCATCCGGAAATTTACCAGTAGAACTATTACACTCAATATCAACAGATGCTACCACAAATGGTGCAAAATTTGTATCTTCAACGGGTTTTAATGTAGTCCAGTCGTTGCAAAATAGATCTATATCAACATTCGCGAGATGTGAACGTATACACGCATCCCCGGTATCGAGCCACCCCGTAGATTGAATACCTGTTCTATGCATTAACCTCAGGACAGGATCTATGTTTGATTCGTATACTTTAAATTTCATCGTTTCATCGGGGAGCGCCCTTTTAAGTCTCCCACTAACCATACGCCTCGATTCAAGAGTTTTAAAGTTTAGTTGCATGAATTTGAATGTCTCATTATTCTGAAATCCCCAGATGTCTTTTGATTGTACTATTGCATATGACATTAAACGCTCAGGACATTCACGTTCAAGTTTACTATAAATATTTTGAACACGTTGCGCCGTTATCTTATTAGGGAGTTTTATGAAAAAATACGGTGCAAATTCCGTCGTTACACAGACCGATTTACCATCCGAAGTTTTTCCAAATATACTGATTAAATGCTCATCATCTGTGTCTTTTGATTCCCAGGTCAGAGCCTGAAATTTCACCATATTTCGTTATCGAGCCAAAATTTTAATATACTTTATTAGTAAATGTCAGCAGCGTTGATTGATCTTGTTTCAGTCGGAGCCCAGGATGTCTATATCACGGGCGATCCACAGGTGTCATTTTTTCGCCAAAATTATAAACGCCATACAAATTTTTCGATAAAACCAGAACGTCTCGATTACATAGGGACATTTGCGTCCGGGAATGAGGTTACTATTCCAATTAGATCTAAAGGGGATCTCTTAAGCTATATTTGGATAGAGGGTACTGATATTGGTGGTACGGATGGTTCCAATACTGGGTTCTTTGATAAGGACGAATCTACCACAACAGAGTTTTCTTTATGGATTGGGGGTCAAGAAGTCGCTAAAATCGATTCTTTGTACATACAGGGAATTCACAACCTTTTATATAAGGAAAACCAAGCGAAGGCGTCGTGTGCGCTTACGTTAGACGAAGTTCCCCAGAACGCGTTGGGTGCCTCTTCTTATGCCGATCACTACATCTTACCATTTTTCTTCAGCGAGGATTGGACTAAATCCCTTCCTTTGGTAGGATTGCAATATCACGATGTGGAAATTCGGGTTAAGTGTCGTTCGGGTACCTTTGCACCATCGGGTGTTAAGGTATATGGTACATACATATATTTAGACACAGACGAAAGAGAGTATTTCGTGAACAATGAACACGAAATTCTTATTACACAAACACAATACCAACCAATGAGTGCGAGTGATACAGACGTAGATCTTACGTACTTTAATCACCCAGTAAAAGCTCTACACGTCGTTTCATCCGAAGCGGATAATGGTAAGTGGTCTACGAATTGGACTTTTGATACAGCGACGTTATACATTAATGGTACACCATTGTTTGAAAATATGTCCGCAGCGTATCACCACAACGTTGTCCCGGAAATGCACTGCACAGCGCTTCCCCACGATGCTTTGAGTACTGTCTCCGCTTTCACGTGGCCATTCTGTCTGACAATGAATAAATCGCAGCCAACGGGGTCGCTAAATTTCTCGAGAATCGATAATGCGAAATTGGCACTCTCGGGTACGGGTACGCGCAATGGAAATCTTGTTCGCGCGTACGCGGTAAACTACAATATTTTGCGAGTGAAAAATGGTATGGCGGGCGTCGCGTTCGGAAACTAAATGTAATTTGAATAAAATTTAATAAAATATTAATAATTAATAGAAATGCATCGTAAAACATTACTATTAATTGTAGCGCTTATAGCCGTGAATAATCGTAGGAATATATTTAAAAAATAAGAAACATATATAAAACACGACATAGCACATGAGTCTTACAATTATTCTCGGTAATATGTTTTCGGGTAAGACTTCTGAGCTCATTAGAAGACTCAAACGGCATAAAGTTATAGGGAAAAGGGTTTTAGTTATTAATTCTCAGAAAGATACTCGTTCTCAGGAAGAGGTTTTACATACACACGATCTAGATACGTATACATGTCTGAAAACAAATGATCTCGTGTCTATCAATTTTTTAGAAGCGGACGTCGTGGCTATAGACGAGGCACAATTTTTTAAAGGACTCAAGGATTTTGTTCAGATGCTTCTTTCGTGCGAGAAAACGGTCATCATCGCGGGTCTTAATGGAGATTACCTTCAACGCCCATTTGGTGAATTGTTAGAGTGTATACCTCTCGCAGATGAAATACTAAAATTATCGGCACTGTGTATGGGATGTATGGATGGGACACTGGGTCCATTTACTAAACGAATAGTTAAGAATGACGAAGTCGAACTTGTCGGCGATCGCGATATATACAGAGCGGTATGTAGAAAACACCTCAATACTGCTATACTTAGTTAAAAGATATTTACTTATTAAAAGTATGCATCTCAAGGATCTTAAGAATTATACGAGTGTATTGCGGAATGAATTAGATAATTTACCAAATACATTCATAAGTGAAAAACCTAGATTAGAGGGAGAGTGGGAAGGATCGGAGCATCTTAAGGAGGTTGTTTCGTTATATACATCCGGTGAGTTTGGTTGGCTTAAGGGTGGACAAGATCACGTTCCAGATTCATGGATCAGTTGGCCGTTGGTGTGGGATGGACAACCCGTATTGGGGAATTGTATGAAATGTCCCAAAACACACGCTTTACTCTCGTCGATCGATAATATACAAATTGCCGGATTTTCTCTCATGAAAGGGGGTGTTTCTCTTAAAGAACACATAGATTACGTAGGAGATGCTTATAAATTTACATATCATCTAGGGTTGAAATGTCCAGAAGGTTGTATTTTACATCATTCCACATTGGGAGATATTTACGAGGAAGATGGAAAACACATCATAATGGACGCACGATATTCTCATTGGGCGGAAAACAAATCAAATGAAGATAGAGTTATTTTATATATGGAAATTTATTAAGATATTTAAAAAAATGTTTATATAAAATATAATGAGCGACGTCGATGAAAATGAATTGGCTCCCGTAAGCGAGCGCGGAAATCGTATTTTCGAAGAAACGCCTCGGGGTGTTTTGACTAGATACGGCGGACTGATAGTAATAATCGTATTTATTGTTGTAAATTTGTTTAGACGTAAAAAATAATATAACACTATTTCAGATATGAGTAGAGTTTCATTAATAAAAAGTCCTAGAATAGATAAGAAATATCGCGTTTATTTCGATGATGGACGAAAGGTTGATTTTGGTGCGCGAGGGTATGAGGATTATACGATACATAAAGATCCGTTTCGTATGAGAAAATATATCGTGCGACACGGTGGTTTTGTTCACCACACAACTCTAAAGGAAAAGAATGCAGATGAAGTACACAAACGAATGCTCGATGTGACCATGAGTGATTCGGAAGAATGGAAACGTAAAGGTGTGTATACAGCTGGTTTTTGGTCCAGGTGGCTACTTTGGAGTCATCCAACAATGAAAAAATCCAAAGATTTTATTACAAAAAAATTCAATATAACATTTAAATAAATCAGTTATTTTTCGAATGACTATCATTTCATAATTTTAGAATATGAAATGATTGTTTTAAAATATTTCTATACTATAAATGCTTCACCTCTTGCTTAAATTAGACAAAATTGCTATGCTCGCATCATGTATAGTTATATGTGTTGTACAGATGACTAGATGGGGAGTTTGTGGGGGTGGTTTTATAGATATTAATAAGGTGAAGAGTAATAAAAAGTGTAGAGACGCGACTATTGGTACGTCTATAACGACCGCTATCTGTTGCTTCTGTTGTCTTGTTATCGCACCCAAACTCTCGCCTAAGGCGATGGTTGCTGGGGCTGCTGGATATGCTGCAAACAGCGTTGGAAATTATGTTAATGTCGCAGCGAACTATTAAAAGAAATCGTCAGTGCGGTATAATTTTGTCTGAAATGAACCAGTTTGTCCCAGTACAGAAACTGTTTCATTCCCATAAAATTCCTGACAACCTATATCATCCATACAATCTCTATTATCATGAGTTATGGGTAAAGAGTATATTTGGTCACCCGGTGTTGTTGTGTAATAATGATATCTGTCTCTCCTTCCCCGAACTTCCTTTCCATAGATGGGTAAAGTTTCGTCGTCTGGACCGAGTAAGATTCCCATTTGCTGAACTCTGCGTGGTTTATATTGCTTAATGGGTGGTCTTCTATATTCACGAGCGACCGGGATTTCTGCTGGGACTCTAACTGGCACATGGACCGGGACTTGTTTTTCCACACGTATTACGCGCGGTTGTCTTAATCGGTGAATGATGTATATCATCATAATTCCAACAACAAACATGAATGCATTATTTTTAGTTTTAGTCTTCATTTAATATA